GTCTTTCTGATCCAATACCTCACCATCTATGTGTATCGTGAACTCGCGTTCATAGAAGTCCTTTATACCTAGTCCCAGCCCTTTCATATCTTTAGGCTTTATCCGAAGGTCCATACCCGCCGAGAAGAATGGGATTGAGTTTACGTCTAGTGGTACGGGCGTATTCTTTGTGAATTTAGGGTTAGACGGGGTGAGTCCCGTATCTAAGAACAGTCTCTCAATATTCCGGCTACCCGACAGGTCCCCAAACATGTGAACTGAATACTTACTGAAGTTCTCTACGACCCATGGCGCCTGTACAGCTCTGCTCAGACTCTTCTCGTACTTCTCAATTCCATCGCGTGAGAATACAATCATCCCAGCCTTTCTGGCCGCATCTCGTGCCGAAAAGTATCCTACCGTGTTGAGCGTCTTCCGATACCTGGCGTACAGGCGCTTCTGCCTTGCCACCTCTGGGCTCTCGTTGCGCGCCTTGATTAGAGCATCAATGTCTACGGTCTCTGCCTGAAACACATCGCCACCTAGTAGGACACTCTCAGGTATGCCTGTGGTCATCATAGTAGACCTAACTACTGCCTTCTGCTCGTCCGACCCCTTGGCTAGTTGGAGTATCGCGGCCCCCATAGCATTCTTCGCGTGCGTTAGGGAGGCCCCTTTCTGGTGCTTGTCGGAGAAGCTAGATACGACCTTACGAGCCGCTATAAGCTGTAGAGACTTCGCCGCATTCGGTATACTGGTGAACTCTGCTTGTGCGATCATAGACGGGGAAGATAGTCTGTTCGCCTGGTACTCGTCTTCAGTACGCTTTCTGCCAGAAGCCTTCTCCGCCTTAGAGACTGACTTGATCTTATCCAGATCCCCGGGAGACAGAAGGCCACCTATAGACTTGTCGTTCATAGTGTCCTTGGCCTTCTTGAATGCCACAGCCGGGCTTCCCGTGTTCTTTAGCTCTTCTAGGTACGTCCTCTTTGCGTCGGATCGTAATTCTTTATGGAAGCTCCTGATGAACTCTTCCCGGTCTTTAGGGTCACCGAGAATTCCTGACAAGTCTGGGCGGGCTTGCACCAACCTCGAATCAAACTCCCCGCCCTGCATGAGAGCATCGAACTGTGACACAATTGAGTTCGTGATGTTGTCCACATACCCGACCGATACCCGATTAGACTCTCCGATCTGTTTGAGATACTGGCTACCTTGCTCGGGTGTGATGATGTCATCGACCACAGCCTGATTCACTTCATCCGAAGTGAGCTGTAGCGTCTGGATCTTGTCCAAGATACCTACTGTGAATAGCTTGGACCGCTCTTTGGCCCCGGAGGCTTGGGACTTACCGAACTCCACGATCTCCTTAGCCCCATCCTTCAGGAGCTTAGACGCTCCCGCTACGTCTCCAGAGGTCACTAGGTCCAGCGCCTCAGATTGTAGGTCTAGCTGCTTCTCCGAGATGTCGAATCGTATATTGGCGGCTAGTGATGCCGGTAGCCCCGCTGCTGCTGAGGACGCTACGGTGGTACTCTTCTCTAGGCTACCGAAGGCTGGGAGTTCCTTGAGGGTCTTGAGACCTTTATCCACCTCACCTGAGAACCTAGAGAACTCTTGCTCTGCTGAGCCTGAGAAGGCTTTTGAGTTCTCGGGGGCTAAGAATGCGTCTAGGGCTAACTGGAACTCTACAGGGTTTTTAGAGAGGAGTCCCCGGCGGACAGTGCGCTCTAGGTCTGGGTCTAACTTCTCGGCACGGAACTTACCTTCTAGGGTAGTGGCTGCGTCGAACAGCAGTTCAGTTGCCCGTGATCTGATCTCTGGGTCCTGAATATCCGTCTCTAGTTGGGAGAGGAGGGTGTTCGTAACTAGATCGGTGATGTCTGCGCCTTTACGCCCGGCACTTAGTAGGTCCGCCTTGAGTCCCGCTACTGCGAGCTTAGCGCTCTGTTCGATCTCCGTACCCCTACGTGTTAGTTCAGATACGATCTTCCGGTTGTCGTCCTCTTCTTGTGAGAGGTAGCGGTCCTCTGCTGACCGGAAGGCCGATGCAGTCTTAGAGTCCAACCCGATCCTACGTCCTCCTAGTGGTATACCTGTTTCCTTATCCGAAAGCTCTCTAGCAAGTCGGGCGGCGACAGCGGGACCGAACCCCTCAGCCTTGGAGTCGGATATTTGGTCCATCCCTTCGATGATCCCCTCGATAGTAACCTCACGTGCCCTACGCGGAGACACACCATGCCTACCAAGCTCTGTGGTGATTGCCCCGAACACCTTCCCTAGGTGCTTGACGTCCTCCAGATCATTCTCAAATAGGCGCTGCGTAGACTCATTCCTGTACAGCTCCTCTGCGATGTCTACCCTGATCTCAGACTGCCGCGCCGCAATTCGATTACCGTAGTCGCTCTGGAAGATATCAAGGCCCTTTGAGATCGTGGCGCCTGTGAGTGTGTCAGAGAACAGCTCCGGGAACTTCTCCTGGTACTTACCGATGACCTCATTAGTTAGGTCGTTGACCGTGGGGATGCCCTGGTCGTCAATCCCTTCTAAGGTATTCAGGCTGAGAAGCTCCGACTCTCTAGCCTCCACTTCCCGCGATACAAGGTCTACAATCCTACCACCACGCAGCTTAGCTAGGGTAGCATGGAACTGTGGAGTGCCTGCCTCGCTAAGCAGCTTGTTCCTATTCAGGAGCTTAGCAATCTCTTCGTCAACCCGCGTGTCCCGGGCCTCAGGGGCCTCACCTTTCCGTGTGGCGTAGAATGCGGCAGCCTCCGCTTCCGCAGTATCCTGAGCCGCTTTGTTCGTGAGCGCCGCTACGCCATTCAGAATACCCTGTAGACCTCCGAAGGTGTTACGGGCTCTAGCACGCCCCTGAGACACTCTAACGCCTCCCACAGACGCTGAGGTTCCCTGTGCGGGAGTCACAGCAGCCTGCTGTAGTCTCTGGAGATTACCGCGCATTAGAATGTACCTCCGGCTTGTGAGAAGGTTCCTAATCCAGACTGTAGTGCATTACCAGCAGCCTCTAAGAAGCTCGGGATAGACACCGGGTCGGGGAGTGAGTTCAGTGCGTTAGTCCTCTGTGCGGAGCGTACGTTCAATACTTGGTCCTTAGCGGCGGTGTCACGGAACTTCTGAGAGCGTATTAGCGCCTGCTGGGCGTCTAGCTTCTGCCTCTCGAAGTCATCAATCAGCGCAGCTAGTGAATTGCCAGATGTCCCTGAATCCGCAGACTGCGTAGTTGCCACAGCCAGTGCCCTACGCGCCTGATCTGCAACCGAGATAGTCTGTTGAGATAGGGCCGCGTGCTCCTGAACCTGACGCCTCTGTATGGCTACAATGTTCCTATTGGCTGCTTCCGCTGCGATCTTGTTATTAGCCTCTTGGAGCTTCTTCTGGAACTTCGCTACAGCTCTGGCGGTCTTCGCGGACTGAATAGATCCGAACAGGCTCAGCCCACCGCTGGCTAGTCCTAGCGCAAGAGGCAGCACCATTAGAACCTCACCAGATACTCAGACTGCCGGGACTCAGGGTACTCCGCGATCTTCTCGAACCCTAGGAACCCTAACCACCGGCACAGCTTCTTATCACTGTTACAGGCATACGCCTTCAGCTCAGAGAAGGTATCAGCCAGATCATCCAGGACCTCACTAGAAGCCCTAGCGAACTCCATAGCATTCTTGGCGTAAGTAGACTTGGACCCAATGAACCACATGTGTCCAGCGCGTACTCCAGGATGCCGGATAACTCCAAACACCAGGCAGGGCGTAGAGTCCACAGAGACAGTGTAGGCTTCGTGAGACTCATGCAGACAATAGCTGATCTCAGAGACCACGCTCCACCCAAATTCGATGTGCATCTCCTCGCGCTCACGATCAGTCATGGACTTCGCTACGGTCTCGGCGTCCTCCATGTATGCACGGGCGATAGTAATCATGTGTCTCCTAGACTCTGGGTGAGTGATCTACCTTGAACTCCACGCTTAGGAAGCCTGCTGGGGTAGCTTTAGTGTTCTTGAGGGTCGTGGTGAGCTTGCGCGCATCAGACCTAACTGGGATGGAGAACTGACCATCAGCAGCAGATAGCCCGCTGCCGGTGTTAGTTCCCTTACTGTAACTGTGTGTCTTAGCCGCGGACGTACCGGACTGTGTGGTCACCTCGACCTCTGTAGCGTCCCCTAGAGACACTTTAGCCCTAAGCGCCTGCACACGGCCCTCTAAGTACACAGTGTCCGCAGAGGGTCCCTGGTCGCGTCTGAGAGGCTGTGACAGCTCTACAGAGTGCGTGTACTTCTGCCCGAACACTAACACACGGGCTGTGGTGTCGCCTGCGAGGACGAACTTATTCGCTGAGCCCGGCACGGACGCTACTAACTGCCCGGCACCGCTAGTGTCCTCAGCAGCCGTCCAGCAGTCATAGGTCTCTGCTGGGTCCATAGTGTACGGGAGAACGTAGGTGGTGCTGCCGGACGCAAAGGTCACAGTCAGCTCGGGATTTGACGAGAAGACGCGCTGATCTAAGCGTGCCGCGAAGGACGCTCCAGCATCCACAATCCCGTCACCCAGTGCCACCGTCTCCAGATACACACCGTTCTCACGCTGTAGGTAGATGAACATACGGGATTGGATGAACGAGACACCTAAGATCCTAGTGCCCGCTCCGAACGTCCAAGTCCCCCAAGCCGACTGCACCTTCTGGTCGCCGTTGTAGAAGAACTTGTAGGCGAAGAGTTTCTCAGGGGCTCCAGAGACCGTAGCGGCTACTAAGTCCTCTACAGTCGAAGCCTGTAGGTCCTGAGCAACCCCTAGCATGTACTTGGGATTCACTGCCGTAATGTCCGCCGTGTCAAACACGTTGTCAGCGATCTGGAAGACCTCTTTAGCGTTTGTGAATTGGGAGTTCTCTAACAGGAAGATGCTACTACGGCCCACAGAGACCGGAGTGACGCGGCGGCTATTGCGTTCCTTGAGGCGTAGGACTAGCTCAGCAGTCTTGGGAGTCAGGGGTGCTCCCACGAGTTCGTAGATCGCTAAGTCTGAGTAGAGCATTAGCTTCTGGTCAGTCAGGACAACGTGGTTGAACGTCGCCACCTCCTTAGCGCCCGCAGAGATATCAATAGGATCAGAGTCCAATAGGTCTCGTACAGTGGTACGCCAGAAGTTAGAGAACCTAGAGGTCTCTGACAGGACTGACCCAGTACCAGACACGATACCCAGCCGGTTCTTCCAGTAGTAGACACCTGATATCTTCTGGCCGATGAAGCTAGGGCCGGGGGCGAGATCAGTAGATCCCACGCGCCTCTTGTTCCAGTTTACAGGTTTCCAAGTGAAGAAGATTTGGTATGCCTTTCCAGTCCAAGAGCCCGCAGCGTTATCTTGCATCCTAGTGAGCTTGTGGGGCATAGTAGCTCCGTCAATCTCATCAGGCGTGCCGGTCATAATAGACTCGCGCCAGACTCCGGGGGAGAATGAATCGGCCGTATCTGCGTCGAACTCAACGTAGTAGTCATCCTCACCGGCGTTGGGATCTCCAGCCACTTTGATCTTGAACCCATCCTCACAGGTCGCGGGGAGTTCGTCGAAGAACTGTACAGACCGCCAAGCAGTCTTCATGTACTGGTCCCCGGCAGTGTCCTTCGCCTCCAGCTCAGTGATTGGGCTTCCGTCCGTGATCTCTATGAAGACCACAGAGTTCTTTGCGGAGGCGTCGACTCCAGATATGGCCTGTAACCTCCCAGCTAGGTTCTCAGCGATCAGTGCGGTGTCTGGAACTACAATCTCTGAAGTTGATCCGGCCCCAACGATCACGTTAGTAGGTCCGGTAGCGGTAGCACCCGTTGGGGGAACTAGCGTGGTCACGGCTACGTTGGACCCGCGCGCTGTTGAGCGTATTGTTATTTTGTTTCTAACCGCGTCAGCAGTTACGCGCTTGCCATTAGCCGTCATCACCTGACGTATGCTTCTAGCAGCTGCGGCTGCGGTTTTCTGCGTGTCAAGCGCGTGTCCCGTTCTAGGTTTAGCTAACCAAGTAACTGCAAACCCCGCTACGGTCAGGGACCATGTGGCACCCACTGTACCTACCCCGGTGATCTCAATCTCCCAAGTGTCGAACCTCTCGTCTGCGAATGTTCCCGCACCCCCGTCATCAATATCCACAAACACCTGATCTACACTACCGCCGTGACCTAAGCTGATCCTGTACTGAGTAGAGTACGCCGCCTGCTGTACGAACACAAACGCCTTCAAGTCAGGCGTAGGTCCAGAAGCCTTAGAGGTCGTAAGAGCCGCTGTGATCCTAGAGTTTGCTACGAACGTAGAGTCCTGTACAGTCACTAAGTCCAAGGACTCCTTAGCGTCCTGGAATGGGCTGCCCTTAGGGCTGGTGGCGCCATCTACAAGCCTAGCCCCCCAAGCATATACGTACATATTCGTGCCACTCGCTGCGTCCTGCACGCCTATGATAACGTCCCTAGCGGCGCCTACGACTGATGTGGCTGCGTAGGTATCCACAGAGATCCAAGCCTCGTAGTTGCCCTGGCCGTGGTCTATGACTCCAGAAGACAGGAGGTTACCTGATGTCGAAGAGATCGCTAGGACTCCAGAGGTCCAGGAGGCCGTAGCGGTGTAGGAGATCGTAGCATCCGTGTCCTTGACCTCTAAGGTTACGTCGTCCGCTGCGAGACTACCATCGCCCTCTCGGAAGAAGCAGGAGAGCATCTGAGTGCCCGCAAAGAACGTAGAGGCCGTCTGAGTGAATGTGCCTAGAGTGCCTGAGGTAGACTTCTGTAGGGACCTGTAGTAGAGGTCTGAGTATCCGGGACCGAACGGATTAGCGTTCGTTGTGCTGGAGAGGGACGCTGAGTTACTGGCGGTCCAAGTGGTCGTGAAGTCCTTGGGATCTGTGAGTAGCTGGGAGTTCTCTAGGCTGAGGTAGCTCAGAGACGGGGATGTGTCTAGGGAGATGACCTCGAAGTGATGTACCCACACACTACCCGTTCCAACTAACGTTCCCGTCTTAGAGGGTACGATGAGGGCGCTTACGTCTATCGTAGGGAAGATCGACCCCCGATTGGCTCCTATCTCAAGTAGAAACCACCCATCAGGTAGCGCGGTAACCGATAACGTATCCGCTGACGCATAGGATGCTGATGTGAAATCGGAGGTTCCCCAAACAAACTCAACATCTACGGATGGGGTAGTCCGTGTGTTGTCGTAGATGGAGAATTGGAAGTTACTATCAGAGTCATCCTGCTTCACCCGCAGCCTGTAGAGGATGTCCGTCTGAGTAGGTGCGAAGAGCCTATCCAGAGTTCCTAGATATGTGTTGAACACTCCAAGGCCAGTGATGGTATATCCCAGACGATCAGCCTCATTACCGCCATCAGGATCAGCAGTGTCATTTGCTTTAGCTACTGAGTTGGCCGCATCCGTCGTAGGCAACACCCAAACGTCCTGATCCGTGAAGTCCTTAGACTTCTCCTCGTCCCCGAATAGGTTCTCCCCACTCAAGAGCAAGTGATCCTTCCCCACAGGGTCGTTGACTATCAGGTTCTTATGGCCTGCCAGTACCGTGTAGACCTCCCCCTCTCTGTCAATCCCGTGGGCCTTAGCATCCGTCAGATACGTCGTATGGGCCTGTACCACATGCTTAGTCCCCTGACGCTTCACCTGACCCTCTACAGGACTCGGCCACCCATTCAGGCACTCCGTAACCTGCCCCGGCCTGCGGAGATCCTGAGGCTGCTGTGAGACGCCTTGGATCAGAGTAGGGTCTCTGACAATCCTCTCGACCAAGGCTAGTACCCTCGGGAGAAGTAGGAGGAGCGGCGGAGGGCCCTCATGGGGACACCAGTGTTGAAGATGTTATAGTCCCCCGTTAGGGCTTCCTCACGCCGCATGTTTCTACGAGCATCAAACTCGTCCTGACGAGTGTACCGACTCCGGCTATTGGAACCTAGCACTCTATCCTGAAATTGTCGGGCTGCGGAGATCATAATGAACTGCCGCGCAGACTCAGGTAACTCGTCGAAGTCCAGACCCACTACGATCTCACAGTCCTTGAAGACCGCACCGACCGTGAAGGTGTTCGTGTCCTCGTCTACGTCGTAGGCTTGGAGATCACCGCCACCCGCCACCTGCCGTAGCACCAGCTCAGGATCATTATAGTTCTTGCGGGGCCAGTCGAACCGTAGAGTGTTCGTAGGTAGCACCACGTGCCCGCTGCTGCCCGCTGTGATGTCCTTCTTGATCGAGTTGTACCGCCAGCCCTCGGATTGGACGCGGCGAGATACTTCGTCCAGCATGGTCTCAGCGTCCGTAGCGTCTTGAGTAGCTGCTAAGGCCGTGACTGACTCTTGAGCTATAGCGGAGAGGATCGTGTTGACCGCCTCCAGCTTAGTTGTCGCTACTGTCGCCATTCTGTGATTTCCTTAGATAGTTAGCTGCTGAGATGAGAATGCTGATGGAGTCCTCAGCGTACCCGAGCATTAGGTTATGCTCCCGACACATGAGGCCCCGTACCACACCCGTATTGTGGCAGTGATCCACACAGAGCGCGTTAGATTTAGTATGACAGATAGCACAGGCTCCGCCTTGCTCTTCCATCATTTGATTGTACTGATCCCGAGATAGCCCGTATCTCCGGTTCCAGTTATACGCCTGCTGACATCTACTACATCTGGTCGTCCTCTCGGACGTACAGGGCTCGCCACACTTGCAGGTCTTAGGCATGGTAAGTTGGTATGAGACAAAGGGGACCCCAAACGAATCTGAGGCCCCCAGGGGAGAGAGTTCCTAAGCGATGGTAACTTCAAAGGCCGCTTCGGGACGGAGGATACCGTGGCCCATAGCGTACTTAGCGAGCATCAGCGTACCTTGACGGTTGATGACGTACTCGGATTCCATCTTGAGGTCCAGGAGCTTCACAGTGCCGATAGCCGACTCATGGAAGCAGATGGCTGCGGTGCTAGCGAAGTTGCCGCCGTAGCCTGTACCAGAGCCACCGAATACGTCGTTCTGAACGTGGGACGCAGACACTCCAGGGAACGTAGAATCATTCGCCGTGGTCGTACTCTCGTCATAACCAACGAACAGCGCAAAGTGTGCACTCATGTGGATCTTGATGCCCGCACACTCGTACACAATGCCCTTAGCGAAGTCACCATTACTTCCGCTAGTGATGTCCTTGTTCACAAGGTCCGTCTGCTTGACGAGATTGTAGTAGACACCTGGGGTAACAATGATGTGACGCCCCATAGTAGGAATATACGCCTCGTCCATCTTCTGGGCCAATGCGTAGATCGTGTCTACAGCACTAGCTCCATTAGTGAGGAAGTCGGCATCCAGTACAGCACCACCAGCGGGGCGCTCACTAAGCGGGTTAGTGGATCGAGCCGCAGCCACCACAGTACGCATCGTAGCTTTATCGAACGCATAGGCGAGCTGCCGGCCGAGTTCAGTCGTGTAGGGACCACGGACGTCATAGTGCAGTTGCAACTCGTCAATGTCAGGAATGAACACATTAGAGATGAGCATGTCGTCAATCGAGATGATCTGCTCGGAGTGAAGGATGGTTCCGAGTTCTGACTTAGAGTCGGAGTTGCTATCCAAGAATAGGTCGTTACCTACCTTGTGGTACTGGCTCTTGCCCTGACCCATGATAGGGAATCGGGCAGACTTGCCCTCGGTGATGGTCCGCATCGTATGCAGACCCTTCATTACTTGGGCTTCTTCCCAAGCGACTTGAACTTCGCCAGCGGCTAGCTCAAGAAAGTTAGCCCGATCATCTGCGGTCGAGCCGTTATTTTGACCCGAGCGGGTCAGTGAAGTAATAATAGGCATTAGATTATGTTGAAAAGTGGATTAGAGATTGGGCTCACGCCCAGCGCCTCACTCAGCTTTCCATACATAAGCCCACAGTCTTCGGGATAGTCCTCCCTCATGGGGAGCCCGGCCTAGACCTAAGATGGGTACAAGCTAGATACAGCAAATATTGGAGTACAAACCGCTCCATACGGTGTAAGGGTGGGGGACGGGCCAAATGCCCGCCTACCCCGATTGGTCAGCCCAGTTGGCTAACTACTCTGTGAGTCCTGCACGTACTCTGCGGACTGTCATGTCCACAAGTAACACGTAGACCTTCAAGTCCTCGGCGTCCCGATAAGAATCTGCAAGGGTCTCCACGACCGTAAGAGCCGCGAGGACAGTAGACGGATCACCTCCTTCACTAGCATAGGCAGCCAAGGAGACTTCTAGGACCTTAGAAGCCTCTAGGATCTTGGCGAGCACAGCTTCCTCTGGGAACGCAGCAGCAGCGTCCTCAAGGTCTTGGACAGCTAGGACCACCTCGGCGTGCGCACGCTCAGGGGTCATCCCACCCTCGCCCGTCAGCAGACAGGCGGTTCCGATGGAGAAGGTGAGTACCGCGATGGCCACAGCTTTCGTAAGTTTCTTCATGTACTAGGAGAACAGTCCGGGTTCGGAGGCCGCCAGACGCTTCTGGTAATCCGCGTGTACGTGACGGTCTCCCGACTTGTACTCTTGGGACTGGATGATCTTCATAGCCTCCCACTTGTTCGCAAATGGCTTAGGACCACCTTGGGTCAGATTGGGAACTCCAGATACTACGCGAGCCTCGCCGCCCTTGAAGCGTGCCATAAGCCCAGACACCACCAGCTTAGCTTGAGTAGCATCATCACCAGCGTAGACTCCATCAAGCATGGAGTTGACCGCCTTGATCTCAGCGGGCTCCATGTTCCCAGGGACCCATTGCTCGAACTCCTTGTAGCCTTCCTCGCCGCCGAACCATCCGAGAACGCTCTGCTCTCGCATCTGAGCTGCTGCGGTACGGTCTGCTACCGCTTGGTTTTGCATGGTCTTTGAGATACCAGCCTTCTCCAGCGCGGCTGACGTAGCCTCTGTTACCTGCCCTCCGGCTGCGTGCTCCTGTACCGCCTGTGCGAACAGCTCTTCTACAGAACCTACAGGGGCTCCAGCGGCCTGACCCAGCTCGGTGATCTTCTGCTCCGCTGAGGCCAGCGCAGATGCCATAGCCTCTACAGACTCATAGCCGCCTAGGGCGCTAGCGTCATCAGGGAGGCTGGGGGTCGTGGGGGTCGTAGGGGCTTGCTGTGGCTCGGGGTCTGTAGCAGCGTCACCCGGGGCTTCGTATGTGTCTACCATTATTTACTCTTCTCCAAGGTTTTCTCCAGCTTACTCAAGCGGGAGGCGTGTTCGTTCAGTCGAGGCTTAGAGCCACTAAGTAGCCGGGAGACCGCTACAGCCCCACCGAGCCCTAAGGCGCTTAGAAGGCCCGTGAGGGCGTCCTCTAGTGTGCTCTGATCCTGCGATTCCTGCTGTATCCTCTCAGACTCTCTGTACTGCTCTCTAAGAGCATTAGATGTCTCCGCGCCCTTTAGTACCTCCAGTATAGAGATATGCCCCTGAGCGGCCTCCTGTCGTGCCGAATTCAGTTGGGTCGCTGTAGCTACGCAGGATGACAGGGTTAGTAGGCAATATAATGCCCAGAACCCTAGGATCTTCATCTAGCCTTGAGGCGCCTGCTGAGCTGAGGCGCGCACTACGTCCGACCCCACAGAGTCAATGAGCTGCTGCTGCTGGAGCTGCTGCTGCTGGGCTTGAAGTTCTTCTGGGGTCATTAGGATGTCCTTGATATCCACCCCGCTTCCTACCAGAACAGCCTTAGAGACCTCAGGGATCTTGAGACCCGCTTGGTCCAGAGGGACACCTAGCTGCGTGAGAAGCCCAATAGCTTGGGCCAGACGGTTGACTTCATGCCCGCGACCTAGGGCCTCGATACCCGTGACGATAGTAGGCTTGACGATCTTCGAGAGGTTCGGGATCTGCTTCCGCTTAGCCAGGTCCTTCATAATCACGCGGACTAACCACAGTGAGAAGGTCTGACCTAGGGAGGCAAATACGCCACCGAGAGCTGTATCTAGCTCTAGCTGTAAGAGGCGGATCTCCTCTGCTGTGACACGTTCGGCGTTCCGTGTGACTGCTGAGTTCAGCAAGAATACACGGGACAGGTCGCGTTTCAGTTCGTCGCGGGTGGCCGCAGCTACCGAGAGATCCGCTTGTTTCTGTACCTGGAGGACTGACACATCCTCCTCTGAGCCCTCTGCAAACCCACCATTCTCGGTGCGAGCCAGCTCATCAGCACGGGTAGTGCCGTTGGGGTTGACGAGGAAGACCACCTTCACGGACGCAGCTACGCCCTCTGAGATAGCCTGTGTCAGCCCCTCCAGTTGTTCTAATGCTCCCTGGTACTCCTCGATCAGCCCGAACCCATAGGGATGGGTAGACGAGATAGCCCAGCGGGCCGGGAAGTATGGGAAGGTGTCGATGTCGTAGGAGGCTTCTGAGTTCTCAACTACTAGACCTGAGTTGCCCACCTCCTGGTGAGTCTTGAACTTCCCGCCGGCACGGACAGCCCAGGTATGAAGAAGCACAGTGTCGTCCGGCTTGTGCTCCCCAGGTTCCACTACGCTGAGCTTGGGAACTAGGTCCGCAGGAAGGGTAGCCCAGGTCAGGCGCTCCTCAATCACCAGCTCAATCAGGTTGTTCTCCTCGTCCCAGACCGTGACGTAACTGGAGAGCGGGTAGAGCCGCATAGACTTCCCAGGGATCAGGGACATACAAGCATTCCCAGCCATCAGTAGGTGCTTGATAGCTTCGTGGAAGACAGGGCGGGCCTTACGCACCTCTACGTCATCCATAACGGCGCGCTCTACAGTTAGCAGGTCAGCCTCAATCTCCACCCGCACGCTCTCACCAGCGGCCTCTAGGTCCGCGTCGGACACCTTGAGCCTAACGAACGACTGGCTAGGGGGAAGCCAAGCTAGGGTGATCTTAGAGGACAGGTTGTTGACGCCCTCAGCGCCTACCATCTGGTAAGGAGCGGGCAGCCTCTCCCTTCCCGTGTTCGACCTGTCCGAGTCCTCCTGGAACTCAGGGACCGCTGTGACGATAGTAAGTGCCGCAGCCTTCTCGGCTGCATAGAGCGCCTGAGATCGGAGGGGCTTTAGTTGCTCGTACCGATCCTTGGCTGAGGGCATTACTTAGGAATGTTTACGTTCTGTAGAGGGAGGCGGAGACGGGAAGAACCTCGACGACGCGAGGATCGCTTAGACTGCTTCTGCCCCTTAGGTGCAAAGATACGCTGGGCTCCGGGAGTTGGGGCTGGGGGTGGCGGTGGCGGGGGTTCGGGGATCTTCGGAAACTTTGGAGTGCCTGATCCACACATGATTAGTCCGCTAGCTGCCGCTCAATAAGGAGTTTCATACGATCAAGGACCTCCGCGTTCCCCCGGAGTTTATCCAGGTCGCGGAGGTCCTTGCAGTTCCTAACGTCTGTAGGAAAGATTCTCTCGAAGTACGCAAAGACCACGGGTGGTATGTACGGAACCTCTTTAGAATTCATCAGCTACGGGGGCCATATCCCCCAATTACAGTGCCACTAAGGGGCATTTAGTGGGTACTTAGCTGCCCGATCCCTCTGATTCGTGGGACTCTACTGACTTGCCGATGTACCACGCAGCCTTCTTTAGATCCTCTACCTCTTTACCCTTGTAGGTACAGCGCCACAGGTACTTGAAGGCGTTGAGACGACAGTAGGCTCGTAAGTCCTCGGGGGTGGAGTGGGCTGCCATAGCCTCGAAGCACTCTATGGACCCAGTGTTGTAGTGATGAGGGGAGTCTACAGGATTTTTCTGATCTTGTGCGAAGAACACCTTACATGCAGGGCAGCGAAAAGTTCCTTTCGGAATGTCGGCCTCACAGTCCACGCACTCACTAGAGTTCATTATGCCCATCCTTCCACCTCCCCGGTCTCGAAGTCGTAGTCTTCGTGCTGGAGGATATGAGCTACTCGGAGCTGAGTCATAGCATCCCTTGCTGTGAGCCCAGCGGATTCGAAGGCTTCGTTCATCAGATCCAGCATCTCAAGAGGTAACCGACTATCGCCTAGGATCTTATCCGCCTTCACCTTACCCGCCCCAGGGCACCCCTTGTACCCATCAGTAGCATCCCCAATTAGAGCCTGCTTGAACCTATTGCGAATCGCAGTGTCCCTATCTACCTGGTAGATACTGTCCTTGTCCGGGTTGTAGTGCCATCCTGGTACAGTGTCCAAGTCCTTGTCGATAGTCACGATCACCGGGCTTGCGTAGAACCCGCAAGTAGCGTAGATTCCCATGAGATCATCAGCCTCTAAGTTAGGCTCCCAGCTAGATGCTGTAGCGAAGGCTGGGTAGATCCCGGGGGAATACTCTTCCTCTAGCTTGGACCTCAGAGCCTTGTAGCACACAGGCTTACGCTTGCCCTTACGGTTCCCCTTGTATGTAGGGAGGATGTCGTGGCGGAAGTAGTGTCCGCTAGGGTCCGAGAAGAGTATGCGGGTCTCGCAGAGGCGGGTAGCGAACTGGTTCTTGGCGCGGTCTGCTGAACGCTCTAGGATATTAGCGGCCATGCTGAATGCTTCGGAGGCATTGGAGGTTAGAGTCCATACGTCCTCCTCCCATTGTACTACAGTCTCTACGGCTGTAGAGCATTTGAAGCACAGCCAGTCTCCGTCTACGAGTAGGGTTGTCTTAGTCATTTTGGGGTCTCCTTGAATTCTGGGCATGTGTCGCCGGTTTCTCTACGGACTGTGATACATAGTTTATGAACAGGCGGTAGCTCTATATCTCCACGAACCGGGTCCCAAACATCTAAAGATGCGTGCATAATGGCCGAGCATACATCTGCGCGTGCGTATACGGAAGGTCTGAAGTTCTCACAATCCACACAAGCCTGCCTAGTGGGTCTCTTTCCAGTTTCTTCCATACTTAGCCTCTCCGTCTAGTGGGACAAGGACTCCAAGTTCCTGCCCAGCCCTCGTTATGCAAGTGGGCAACGCCCCCACAAGCCTACCTGTATCGTCTGGATGGCACTCGAATTGGAGTTCATCATGGACGCTAAGCATCAGCCTAGCTCGAATCCCCAGGTCCCGTACAGCCCTATTCGCTAGAACTGTGGACAACTTCATAATGACTGCCCCGTCCGCTTGGAGCTGATAGTTGGGAGCGACGTACTCCAGTAGCTTCCACTCTCCGGTCTCATCGTCCTTACGAGTGGGTATAGGAACTCTGCGTCCATCAAGGGCCACCACATATCCAGACTTCGCCTGAGCCTTTACGTCTTCAATCCACTCCCCTACTCCTGGAGTGTTCTTGAGGAACCTAGACTTCAACGCCTTACCAGCGGAGGCGCCCTTACCTACGATACTCCCGATCTTCTCAGAGCCCGCTCCGTACAGCCAAGCATAGATGAATGTCTTAGCCTGATCCCTAGTATCTAGCCCAGCGGCCTTCTGGTTAGCCGTGTGGATGTCACCACTAAGGATAACGTCAGCATACGCCCCACCGTCGTAGGGGCACAATCGGTTAGCTAGCGCCCTCAGCTCCAGCCCAGAGGCGTCCACGCCTACCATATCCCAGCCCTCTCTAGGCAAGAAGAGGGCACGACAAGCCTGTCCCAGCTCACCAGTCTTCGGGATGTTCCCGAGGTTAGGGCGGCTGTGAGAACACCGGGACGTCACCGTACCTAAGTGATTCACGAACCCCCTGATCCTACCGTCCTCCTCAACACAGTCGCGCCACGGTAGCTTCCCAGTCCCCAAGTACCCTAGGATCTTTGTGATCTTAGCGCGCTCAGACAACGCAGCAGCCTCAGGGTAAGTCAGAGACTCCAGAACCTCAGAGTCCATCTTGACCCCTCCGGTCTTAGTGAACTCATTAGGCTTCCAGCCGTAGTTCTCCTTGAAGTGCCTGACCCTATGCGCTGGGCTACCTGCGTTGAACAGCGTCATCTTCCAGCGGATCTCCTTACGCTTAGGGGTCAGTCGCATGTCCACGAAAGGTCTAACCATCCGAGACAGCTCAGAGTCTATCTCAGCCCTACGAATCACTAGAGTCTTCTCCAGCTCGTCGGCAGAATCTTGGTCGTAGCGAACTCCTACGTCCATCATAGCCACGATCTCATGCTGGAACTGATGCTCCAGTATCACAGACTGTGTGGTGAGTTCTTTGGTCTGTAGCAACTCCCAGAGCTTACGGAGGACTACTACGTCCTGCTTGCAGTACGCCAGCATCTCTGAGTTGTAGGACTCCCAGCCGCCATCGTATTCTCCCTTAGCCTCATGCAGCCTGTAGCCCCACGCTTCGAGACTGTGGCGACCTATAAGGTGCCTAGGTATTCCGTAGGGTCTAGCGCGTTTACGGAGGTTCGCTAGGTCCCTATGCTTTAGGTCCGGCCATGCCAGACGGGACATCACCAGAGTATCTCGGACCATGCCAGGGTCTAGTATCTCACCTGTGATCTTAGCTATGGCTTGGTCGTCGAACCCGATGCCGTTATGGGCTATTCGGATGCGGGACTTGAGGAGAGGTAGTAGGGTGGAGAGGGAACCGGGGGTCCCAGAGATCGAGGAGGACCCGTCGGGCTCTTGAGCAGCCCAGCAGTGGACTGTCGTGAGATCGTTTAGGAGGCCGTCGGTCTCTAGGTCGAAGAGGATTGGGGGAAGCTGGGGCATTACTGATCTCCGATTGTGCTGATGTAGAACGGGGCGCCCCGAAGAAACCTGCGTCTATTCATCTTATTCCTCGGTTCCCTTCTTCATCTTATATTTATGCTCCCTGCCCGATTTACAGTACGGACAGCCTCCGTGGCTTCTGCAACTAGCATCCACCTTCTTGCTACCAGTGTACGGGCGGCGCGTGGTCTTGGAATACTTATAATTCTTTACAGGCTTAGGATTCATTGTGAATCACATCCCAGATACCACGCCCACCAGAAATTATGATCTTCATTAGAACACCCCCACTTCCGCCAGTCTACCAGTGTTCGGATTGTACGAAAGCTGACACACCTTCCCAGTCTTCCCGTTGATCCTCTGCTTCAACGCCACCAGCTTTATCATGTTCTCCTCCCCACCTTGCAGCGCGAATACTCCGTCCGCGAGCTGCGCGATACTATGAGACCCTCGGAGGTCTGCGAGTTTGATGACTCCCCCTTCCTCATGGCTCGCGTCGTGCTTACTCCCCCTAGAGAGATGTGAGACAACGTGCATACAGCAGCCCGTCTCGGACACTAGAGTCCTTAGGTCCGTCATGAGCTTGTCCAGCACTACCCTCTCGTTAGTATCTCCCATGGCCGAGACGACTAGAGATATGTGGTCCAGGATGATGACCTTACAGTCCATAGCTTTGACCATGAACCGTACCTTCTTGATGAGGCTCTCGTCCTTCTTCATCCCGAAGTGATCGTAGATGACTACACGGTCCTCGAAAGACTTTACGTCCTCTCTGTGCTCTAGGATCAGCTCCGTCCTTTCCTTGCCTTTGAGAAGTTGTAGCGGCTGCCCGAGGATGATGCTGAGCATACGCGCTCCTGTCTGCTTACCTGTCTCCTCCAGAGCTAGGTAGCCTACCTTGACATCACGCCTAGTGAGGTCTAGCGCGATCTCTCCTAGGATGGTTGACTTGCCCATACCTGTACCCGAGGTCCAGACGTACAAGGCTCCCGTCCTCATACCACCAGCGGTCCAGTTGTTGAGCTGCGCGTACGGGTAAGGGATAGTGTCCTCGTCGTCCTCTGCGGTCATAGCGTCCCAGATAGCCTCTCCAGTCAGGAGACCGTCAGGCATGAAAGGCTTAGCTGCCCACATAGACTTCACGATCTCATGCTCCCTCCCAGCACGCAGCATGTCACAAGCATCCTTGAGGGGCAGAGAGGCTATGCTGACCTTACCGACCTGTAGGATCTCTGCGCACTCCCGGGCCGCCTTCTGTCCCGGCTCGTCCATGTCGAACATGATGACGACAGACTTGAAGCCCTCTAGGTACTCTAGGTTCTTCTTGAAGGCTGAAACAGCTCCGTTAGCTCCATTAGGTACAGAGACTACAGGCCACTCATTGCCCTGGGCTTGGCTGACAGCTAGAGCATCCAGCTCACCCTCTACGACCACTACGTTCTTCTTGGGATGGGGCGCCCAGATGTTGTCTCCGAACAGTCCGGCCTTCTTGAAGTCACCGAGGATGAAGAACGCCTTGTCCCTACCACGGACCTTCTGAGCTACGATCTTCCCGTCAGCCCAGTAGGACGCTATATGCTCGTCCTCCTCCGCCATGTACGACCAGAGCTTGCAAGTATCCTCTCTGATACGGCGGCTCGGAATGTCCTTGAAGGCTTGTGGTAGTAGCTTGCGGAGGTCGGAGGCCATGGTAGGTAGGGGGGTCTTGGTGGTGGTAGAGGGTGCGTCGTAGGTATGGGCACCACAGGAGTAACAGTGAGTGTGGTCCTCGTAGGCGTGAAGGGCATCGGAGGAACCACAGTCTGAGCAGGGCAGATTAGCTATTGGAGGACTTCCTTGATCTTACTGGCGCACACCTCCTTGCGGCAGCCGTCGCATGTAAATCTCCAACCTTCCCACATATCCTGTTCTCTATTTTTCATCTCTAAAGTCCTTCACAGTCATTACGGTCTCTCTTAGCTCCCACTTCTTACGAGCCCCCGCCTTCCCCCTGAGCCCGAAGGTCCATACGGAGAAGCGGTTGCCCGCCTCAAGCCACTCCAGTAGCCGAGGTTCAGCAAGAGCCTTCTTGACTCGCGCGCTATGCCCAGACGCCGAGGACACCTGGATTAGAAACGAGCCCGGGAGCCCGTCCATTACCAGTATGTCCCCAATGCCCCAAAGATCCTGCCGCTTCTTGGCGAAGTAGTTCCAGGTCTCTACGATCTGGTAAGTGTGCCCAAGGTCGCGGAGGATCTTAGTGGCTCGTTGGGTGGGAGAGACGGAGGACTTAGCTATCTTGATCTCCGATACCATGAGTATCGCCAAAGTCTCTAATAGCCTCTCGGATACTCCCGAACTGTGGGAAGTCATGCAGAGTCTCCCCGATCAGAAGGCCCTTGTTAGACTTAGAGTGCCCGATCCACACCTTGCCCGTGTAGTGCTTACGGTCCAGTACGGACTGTAGGATGTCCAGTAGGATCGTATCGGGATGAGGAGACGGGGTGGGTGCGGCGGGTTTCTGAGGTACCTTAGATTTCTTAGCCATACCTACAGCCCCATCCCAGCGGTCTCGTCCACAAAGCTAGCTCCAGTAGACGCTTGGTAACCCTCTTCGACTCCAAAGCCCTCTCCAGCCTGAGTAGACGCCCCGACCTCTAGGATCTGTACGCCTTTGAGATACCGGATGACGTTAGAGTCTTTGTTGATGAGGACGGGAGCTAGGAAGAGGTCACACTTACCACGGCGTATGATACCGTCCGGGTGCTTACAGGGAGCCCCTGTGGCGTCGACAAGCAGAGGACGTACGCGCTTACCCTTCTTAGTCGTCTCACGCATAGTGAACTTGGAGACATGCATACCCGCAGTACGCTCAGTAGTCCCCTCGTTTGTGCAGATAGTAGCGTGGTACTGCTTACGCTTCGCCTCAGTCATTTCAGAAGTAAGATGCTCGAAGGTTTCGATACTGAGAAGCTCTAGGAATTCGATGAGTGCCCTCTGGCCGCCCGTCTGAGTCTCGCCGTTGACACGGAAGGTCGAGGTAGTCTCAGTGGGGTCGAGGAGCGCAGATACGTAGTAGATCCCCTCATCGTCATTCTTCTCGTATTGGGTCCCGCGTGCATAATCAGGCTTATCGAGGCTTGTGTAGGAGAAGTTCAGGGACATGGTGATAAGGCTGATGCCTTCTGCTAGGTCGTATTTCATTTTGTTGGTGCTGTTAGGGGTCTTAGTTGAAGAAGTAATTGGAGTCTAGGATCACACTAGGATCCAGGTCTCCCTGTTCTGGTGGTGCTGGGATCACAATGCCAGAGGGTAGCTGATCCTGCAATTCAATTCTAAGGGATTCCAGAAGATTCCCAGAGAACACCTCGGCATACGCCTCCCTAGTAAGCCTCTGTAGCAGAGGGGCGTCCGCTGCGACTGTACCGTAGCTATCGTGAATCATAGCGAACGATGTGATACCAGCAGCCCTAGCCTTCTCGATAGTCAGCGTAGTACAGGCGGCGTCCAGAGAGTGTATAAAGTTAGGGGCGAAGGCATCTCGCATCCTCTCCTTGTTCATACTACCTGGGTCGATACCACGGATACGGATACCTACCCTAGAGGGTCCGGTGCGTAGGGTCTCGTCAAGCTGGGTGCGGATACGCTGGCTGGCATAGTTCGGGTAGTTCTGGATCACTGTGAACCCACTAGGAGAGGTCCAGCGGATAGGTAGCCCCGCATCTGAGAACAGATTAGCCGTGCGCATAAGCCACCCCATAGCCTCTCTAGCCGGCTTGACTGTCTTCTCGATAGCGTCCCAGATGACCGCCCCCAGCCAAGTACACGGCAGGTAGGCGTCCGAGTCTCCCCAAGGACTCTCGTTACCGGCCTCCTTGTGCTCCCTGTACCAAGCTGCGACGTACTTCAGAGCCGAGTGTAGACGTAGGCCATAGGGTAGGGTCATAACAGGGCGCTTGGTAGCTGTCCTAGGGATAGAGCCACCAGTAAACAGAAGCCACTTCGCGGCTAGGTCCGACACCTTGAACGTAACGGCGCGCTTACCAGACCTATATCGAACGATCTCCGTAGAGTCTAGGCATAGCTTTAGGGACTCCGTAGCTATGTCAGCAACATCCCTGTAGATGTCCTGCGGTACGTCAGACGGAATACAGTTCGTCGCCTTACCCCCAATAGGATCCCTGAGCATCAGGCTGTAAATCTGTAGTCCGTTGTTCGTACCATCAGACACCACAGGGGTCCCTGATAAGGTCCCCCACCCCCCCTCGCTAAAGGCTCCCCAGTCCATACAGAACGAAAGGAACGCTACGGGATTGTCCGCGTCGATCCAGGACTTGTTGTACAGGGGGTCATTGAAGACTCCTAGGATCATCTCCTCGTTGTCCTCTACCCAAGTAAGTCGGGACTCTAGATCTACCTTGTCCTCCCCCCAGCAGTTGGCTCCGTGGATCTTGAGGCAGTCTAACTGCTCCTGATTCTCGATAGGCTTAGCGTCCGCGAAGTTCAGAAGGCTGCGGGAGTGCTTAGGTCCCTGGGGGTGGAGATCACTCGACATCGGGATAGGGTAGTAGCGCCCCCTAGAGTCCGTAGAAGTCGGGTAGAAGAACCGCTTACCCCTGTATCTCTCTGCGACATACTTCATCCTCGCCATCTGCAACCGCCCGTTACGGTCTGCCTTGTTCTTAGCGTGAACACGCCCGCAAGCGATTTTGTATTCCACCTCGTCCTCCTCGGATTTGAAGGTCTCAGGCTTACTGGGGGTCTCCCTGTCCTCGAACCTGGGGAGACCTGGGACGGGGATAGAGTTAGAATAGCACTCGATCAGCGTCTCGTACACAGCATCATTTATGACCCACGGAGTGTTCTGGAGAGTCGTAGTGGCCTCAGCGATCCGGGACCAGTCGTAGCTCTCAAGGTCACTGACAGACACCCCACTACTCCACTTGAGGCGCACCAGAGGAGTCCTAAGGATCTCGTTAGTGAAGTACCCACCTCCTTGTAGACCTCTCCAGGGATTGGGAGGGATGAACGTGGGGAGGTAGTACGGGAACAGCACCTCATGGGCCTCGTTAGACTTCTCAAGCCACTCAATAGTCTCGTCAGTCGGGTCAATGAATATCTTATCTCGCTTGTTGTACCGCTTCTTGGTGGCCGTCACCAGTCCAGTGCGCATCACGACACCCTCCAGCAAGAGGATCCCCACAGTAAGCCGGGCCTTGAAGTCCCAAACGACCCTATCAGCCTCGCACCTATCCGCCCAGTCCTTGAGCTTCTTCTGGAAACTCTGACGTCCGTGGCGGGTGGTGCGGGTACGGATAATCGCAGCGAACATACCTGGATCGCTCTCTGCGAACATCTGGTAGCAGATCTCCTCCTCCAGACGCTTACCTATAGCGAAGGCTAGGGACTGCCTGCTGCGGGATTGTGAGACTCCGTTGAGCACAGCCTGACAGGCGATGAAAGCGATCACAGGAGTCTCTAAGTCCTCTAGGATCGCTACAGCCGCCCCGCCTACAGTGGGCCGTCCTGCGTTCATCTGTCCAGAGTAGATCCCGCGCCAATCGTCGATCCACTCCTCCATCCGAGACACAGCCTCACGCAGTAGGTATCGACCAGATGCATCCAGACTCTCCCGCTGGTTACGTCTGTTACTCTCCACCTGCATACGCTGACGCTCTACGCCCATGTCATGCATGAGCTTCTCTAGTTCAGCTTCTCTCACTAGGAGTTCCTCGTAAATTCATGACAGACTCCGTACTTGTTCACTTCTACGCAGTGTCTAGGTAGATCATCTGGAGCCAAATCATCATTATCAGATGCCCCCACTCCGCAATACTTGCATTCATTACACACAGCAAACATGCTAGACCCCCACCTCTTCCAAAGCCTTCCAGGACGCCTTCATTACATCACGCCCGAAGTCGGAGTAGTGTAGGTTCATAGACAGCTTAGCGTGCCTAGCAATCTTCATACGCACAGCCTCAGGCAGGTCAGAATTGTTCAGATTCGAGATGAACGTGTAGCGGAACGAGTGAAACACCACGGGCGCACCAACCATGTCAGCCCCAATAGCCTTCATGTCCATCCTGAGAGCATCAGCAGCCCGGTAGGTCGTCTTGATGCCAAACAGCGTTCCATCACGGTTCTCAGGAAGTCTCTCTAGGTCTTTGAACATCCTGCGGGACAGGTAAATCTTGAAGTCCTTACCATTCTTAGTCTGTGCACCCGTCAGGAACAAGCTAGAGTCCTTAGAGTCCATAGAAGACCGCGTTAGACTAGTGATCTCTTTGACCCTCAGACCTGTAGAGGCCGCTAGGCGATACAGCAGGGACCTAGAGGACGCTGGGAACGTAAAGAGACTAGGAGCTTTAGGAGTGCTTAGATACGCTATGAGATGCGAGAGTTCTAGTAGAGTAATAGCACGCCTAGGCTCAGCAGCCGTGCGATGCTCTGTGGGCACAAAGGTAAAAGTAGGTCCAGAGGGCTCGACCCACCTAAGGAAGCCTCGCATGACACTTAGGTACTTGATGATCGTGTTGGGGCTTCGCTTGACTCCCCCGACTAACTCGTCTGCGATAGACTTATGCCACCCAGAGAGTACCTGCGGAGTCATACTCCTAATGTACTTGACACCCATAGCATCAAAGGCGTCTCGTAGGCGCCCCATGTCTCGTATGCAGTTCTGCTTCTCACGACCGTGGGAGAGTAGGTGCTCACGATACTCGTCAGCTTGTACGAATAGAGAGTCCGCTGAGATCGCTGCGGTCTCTAACAGACCTAGGGTATCTAGGCGCTTTAGGATCGGAGTAGGCAGACTGCGTAGCCAAGCATCCGTGTGAATCGGAGGGGTCTCGTTCCAGCGGACAGACTCGACTAGGTAGACAATGTTCTGCCCGAACTTGTGGGCGATATACTGGGGACCGATTGCGAAGGAGCGCTGCGTGCCTGTGTGGTCGCGGAAGAAGCAGTAGTGCTTCTGCGTTTCAGCTAGCGTGCCGTTCTGGTGCTTGTACTTTTTGCGTGATACTGAGTAACCTTGCATGGTTCCTTTCATTGTGGTAGTGGGGGTAAGTGTTAGTCTCCCAGAGCTACAATAGCTCCGGCCATTCATCGGGAATCTCTACGACCCCCGCTTGTTCGTATAGAGCGCATTGGCTCTGGTCATTCAGGTAGTAGCAATAGCCCCGGCGCCCCTCGCTGACTGGGCGGATATCCATAGCCCCCTTAGGTCTATACGTAACCTTGGCGGTCACAGGGGAGACCCAAGCCCTACTGCGATTCTCGGGATGCGCGCAGCGATATGTCAGTAGGTACTCGGGGGACATGAGCCACCGTTCATTGTCAGGGGAGTAGTCTGATATGGACTCGGGACAGTGATGGCAGTATTTGCAGGTCTTGCAGTTGGACATGTTGGAGTGCGTTAGCTATTTACAAACGATACCGCCAGCCACCCCAGCGATCCCAGAGCAACGATAGCCCCGATGAACGCTAGGATAAAGAAAGCGTCGAGAATTCTGTGAAGGTTCTTCAATTTCTACGGCCTAGCAGGAGCCCGTAAGCCGGCAGAGTACAGCCACAATCCCGTAGATCCCTAGGACTAGGATCAGCGCCAGCGTTAGCGTAGCTACGAGACCCCAGAAGGCCATGGAGAACATGTGGAGAGCTTGGCGAGGGTCCGATGGGTAGTCAGACGACTTGAGTATGTGGCGGACCTCCCAGTCCTCTAGTGGCATCCTTGGATCTTCTTGGCTAGTCATCTCGGCAACCCTCCAGGTCTTTAGGACCAATAGGAGGACCCATAGCCGAGACGTAACCCAAGACCGTCAGCAGATGCAGCCGATAGTTCTCGGCAGATTTGGCGAATTCGGGGTAGGAAGTGTGCGTAGATAGGGTTAGGTCGAGTAGAGCCGTGTGGGCTTCGCTGGCAGCCTCTAAAGCCCCGGAGAGTGTTATAGGCGTGGTGGGTCCGTTAGGATACATGGTAGGTTTTGGGCGTGCCACTAGGCGTGACACTTTGGGTTAGAGTGTGGCGAGTAGGTCGCGGAGTTCGGGGAGGATCTCGGGGGCGTGGTGGGCACAGAGGGCTTCTAGGTTATCTCGGAAGACAGAGAGAGGTAGGAGCACGCAACCGAATCTTAGGATCTTTACCGGCACTCCGCTTCGCAGGTCATCGTAAAGGTTCCATGTGTACCCGCTTAGGTGATGCACTTCGATCACAGAGTCCGCGCCGATCACAGAGTTCGGGCCGATCCTAGAGTCCGCGCCGATCACAAAGTACGCGCCGATCTTAGAGCCCGCGCCGATCACAGAGTACGCGCCGATCACAGAGTTTTCCCAGATCACAGAGTTCGCTTCGATCACAGAGTTCACGCCGATCTCAGAGTTCGGTCCGATCTTAGAGCCCGCGCCGATCCTAGAGTCCGCGCCGATCCTAGAGCCTGCGCCGATCACAGAGCCCGCTCCGATATCAGAGCTTACGCCGATCACAGAGTTTTCCCAGATCACAGAGTTCGCTTCGATCACAGAGTTCGCGCCGATCTTAGAGCCCACGCCGATCTTAGAGTTCGCGCCGATCTTAGAGTCTGGGAATCGTTCTTTGTTAGTTTTCATGGTATCTCCTTTAGTTGGTATTGGAGCCTAAGCCTCAGTGTTGCAGCCGTTGGGTTAGAGTGTGGCGAGTAGGTCGCGGAGTTCGGGAAGGATCTCGTGGTCGTGGTGGTCACATAGGGCTTCTAGGTTATCTCGGAATACAGAGAGAGGTAGGATCACGCAACCGAATCTAAGTATCTTTACCGACGCCCCACTCCTCAAGTCATCGTATAGGTTCCATGTGTACGTGCTCATGTGATGCGCTTCGATCACAGAGTCCGGGGCGATCACAGAGTTCGCGTCGATCACAGAGTCCTGGCCTAGCCTAGAGTTCGCGCCGATCTGGGAATAATAGCCGATCTCAGAGCCTTCGCCGATCCTAGAACCTTCGCCGATCTTAGAGCCTGCGCCGATCTTAGAGCCTGCGCCGATCTTAGAGCCTGCGCCGATCACAGAGCCCGCGTCGATCACAGAGTACGCGCCGATCTTAGAGTTCGTGCCGATCACAAAGTTTACGCCGATCCTAGAGCCCACGCCGATCCTAGAGCCCACGCCGATCACAGAGTCCGCGCCGATCTCAGAGTCCGCGCCGATCTCAGAGTCCGCGCTAATTACAGAGTTATCGCCGATCCTAGAGTCCACGCCGATCACAGAGTACGCGCCGATCTTAGAGTTCGTGCCGATCACAGAGTTTACGCCGATCCTAGAGCCCACGCCGATCACAGAGACCTTGCCGATCTCAGAGTTCGCGCCGATCACAGAGTTATCGCCGATCACAGAGTTCGCGCCGATCTCAGAGTTCACGCCGATATCAGAGTTCACGCCGATCACAGAGTTCAGGAATCGTTCTTTGTTAGTTTTCATGGTATCTCCTTTAGTTGGTTGGGGGCAGAGCCGTTGGGTTAGAGTGTGGCGAGTAGGTCGCGGAGTTCGGGGAGGATCTTGGGGTCGTGGTGATCACAAAGGGCTTCTAGGTTATCGCGGAAGACAGAGAGAGGTAGGGTCACACACCCGAAGCTAAGGATCTTTACCGGCACTCCGCTTCGCAGGTCATCGTAAAGGTTCCATATGTACCTGCCCAAGTGATGCGCTTCGATATTAGAGCCCGCGTCGATCACAGAGTTCACGCCGATCCTAGAGCCTGCGCCGATCCTAGAGCCTGCGCCGATCTTAGAGTACGCGCCGATCCTAGAGCCTACGCCGATCTCAGAGTCCGCGCCGATCCTAGAGTCCGCGCCGATCCTAGAGTACGCGCCAATCTTAGAGTTCACTCCGATCTCAGAGTTCACGCCGAGCACAGCGTCCGTGCCGATCTGGGAATAAGAGCCGATCAAAGAGTTCGCGCCGAGCCTAAGGCCTGCGACGATACTAGAGTCCTCGCCGATCACAGAGCCCGCGCCGATCACAGAGT